TTAATTTTTAAAACTTTATATGTATGCGTAGGGTCTTTAACACCTACAATATCTTGTACTACACATCCATCCAATTGAACTTCGTGAATTTCATTTCCTTTTAATCTTGGTTTAATAGAACTTTGGCTTGCACCAGCGGTATTTCCAAATGAAAACATTTATTATTCTCCTTATTAAAGTTTAAACGGCATAAGATTGATTTCCGTCTCATCATCGTCATCTACAAAAATTGTTACATCTAAATCTTCTGCTTGAGTTTCTACTTCTTGATAAGTCATGGGTTTAACTGGTGCGTTTTTTGACACAAGTTTCCAAACACCCTCTTTGAAAGGCTCTAATCCGAACTCTGTTCCGTGTTCGGTTAAGATAGTATTAGCTTTGCCTTTATAAGCTACACTATTTGTTTTTGTTATTTTATTACCAGAACCTTCTTCTCCCATACTAGTATCACTACCAATAACAGGGAAGTATTTCTTTTTACCTCCTGGTAATTTTTCATATTCATACTTAATAATTATACGTTCTCCGTAAACAATTCCAATATCAGCAACTGCTTTATTATTAAGTTGAATCTTTGTAGGCCCTAATGTTACTAAAGCCTCATCCTCTAAAATAATCTCTTTAGTTTTAGTGGATCTTGTTGTTTTTTTCTTCTTTTCAACACCATCAATGAAACAAGTAAGATTACTTACTGGTGTTTCTTCTTCTGGATCGAAATTGAATGTTACTGTAATTTGATGCATTATTATCCTAAATTATATTTATCAATTGTATCTAATACAAATTGTAAATTATTGTCAATGTAAAGATCCTCGAAACATCCTAAAGGACTTTTACAAGTATCCGTTCCATCTATTGTATTTGTTCTAAATTTATAAGAAGGTCTTCCATCATCTCCTGGAATAACTGCTGTATATAAAAGATAAGTAAACAAACCATCCACATTTAATTGTGAATCAAGCATTTTTCCAGCTGTTTTCATTTTCCATTGTGGATTTAAACTGTCTCCTAAGTTATCAATATGAGAAAGAATAATAACTTTCAGATCGTCCCTTAATTCCATTGCAGCATTTAACATATCATAATAGTGTTTAGCTATCTGGGTTGATTTATCCCATCCCTTTTCTTCTGCACGTTCCATTACTTCAAAACCCATGAGATAATTAGCATCATCTACAATTATATGCTTTACATAAGGCATTTTGATACTAACTAATTTAAAAATCTTTGCAATATCTATAGAATTCTTAGATTTATAAAAATTACCAACATACTCTTCGCCCTCTTTTTTAAGCGGTTTATAATTATTTCTAAATCCTGGAAAAGGAAGAGGTTTACCAGTTATGCTTACAATAAATGTTTCTTTAGGATTTAAATCTTTTAATGACGAAGTTTTACCACTACCACAGTGTCCTCCTATACCAATCAAATCACTCATACTTATAATATAAATAAATTATTATTTTCATTCTTTATTTCATCTTTTTTTACTTCATCTATTTTAATTTCTTGTTTTTGGTAATTTAGGTTTAAAAATGGTTCATAGTCATTTATTTCTTCGTGTATAGGCATTTCTCTAAATAATCCAATATTCCCGAAAAAACTACAACCTACCGATACATCACAATCTCCAAAACGATTCTTAAGACATACTATAGCCCTAAATTTACTTTTTAGAATTTTAGCAATAGGATGCCCACGATACGTAGTCATTTTCTCTCGATGAGGATAGAAAATTGCGATAACAATCTCGGCATCTTCACTAGGACCTCCACTATCTTTTATATCTTCGAGTTGAGGCTCGATCATTCCAGCATTTCGTCTATCCATACTCATTCCAGTACGGTTAGACTGCATAATTACAATAGGAGATATTTTACATCTATTTCTAAGAGTAACTAGATAATTAGAAGCCATATCAATCTCTTCTTTTTTAGATCTTCCTGCGGATTTTCTTAAAAGAGAAATATGATCTATAAAAACATAAAGATGTTGATCAGGATCATTAAATTGATATAATTTCTGATGTTCTGTTTCAGTATGAGTACCTAATTGATCAAGAATTTTAGAAAGACTTGCATATAAAATATCAGCATTTAATCCTTTATCGTGAATTATTAAATGTTTATTTAATACTACAGTTAACCAATCTCTACATTTCTGTACTAAATCATGGTATTCATCAGATAATACTTCTTGTTTACTAAGAATTTGTTTATAACTTAAAGCAACCCCAAAAGTTTCATAAATATATAAACCAAGTAATTTAGTAAGCACAACTTCTGCGGACATTTCTAGACTGTAAAGTACAGCTTTATACTGAGGATTTCCAAACATATTCATCATAGGTTTGTAAATATTAGCATAAATTGCATATGAAGACTTTCCTGAACCAGTTCCACCAAAAATTAAAGTATATACTCCTTTTTGATTTCCTCCTGTTACAGCATCAATTTTTGGTAATCCACTAGGTAATCCAATATTTTTACCAAGCCTACCACTTTCAATTAAATTGAATGTATTTTGAATTATTCCTTCTACATTCATTATAAACAAGTAATTGTGTCACTACCAAAACTTTGTAGTCCAGATTGTTGTAAAAACTCAATCTCCTCCCATTTTTTACTAGAAATGAACTCTAAAATTGTGTAATTGATTAATCCATTTTCTTTTCCAAATCTTAATGCTTCCATCACTCTTTCATGAGTAGCATTAGAATTCTTAATACTCTTAGCGTAATACGTACAAAATTCTTCGAAACTGTATAAATTAGCCTTTGTAAAGTTCTTTATACTACATAATTTCGATCCTATTGTAATAAAACTTGGAAATTCGTCAAAGAACTGTTTCCCAATCTCATTACTTTCCCTAATATACTTTTTCAAGAAGTTTTTATTGAAAGGTATATTTTTGACGTTTAAAGCCTCTCCTTCTTTTGGTAATATGAATGTACTATTAATGACCTTTTTGTTTACTAGGGAGTCTAAAACTTGCCTTAAAAAGGACTTTCCATTAATTCCTAAACTAGAAATATAATTTTTTAAAAATTCAGGCTTATCATCGCAAGCCAAATAAATCAACCTAATAACAAATAGTTCTGTTGCTGTAAGTTGACTATCAATTAATATGTCCAATTCTTCTTGAAAGGACAAGTTTACTACCATAGTTTAAATTTTTACTTTAAACTACTACAATTACTGTTGTTAATAATCCGTTAAGGGATTTTTATATGAATTTAGTAATTTGTTATTAAATATTTAGATCAATTCTATCTAATAAAGATGTATCTATTAATAAGATAGGAGTATGTTCTCCATCTTCTAATTCATTAATATCAACAACATATACAAAAACAGGAAGATTTTTATCTTCTACTGTATTTAATGTGTCTATTAATTCTTGTACTGTATATGTACCTTTTTTCATTATTTTTTTAATTCTCCCATAACTCCACGAGCTATGCGTTCTTCAACTCTTTCTTTACAAGCATCTAAAAACATATTCAATCCATCAATCATTTTCTGATTCTGAATAGATGGAAATCTATTATTTAGTTTAACGGCTCTATCTAAAAGTACATATACCAATTGTTCACTCTGAACACCCGGGATTATCTCTCCTTCATCCGTCTTTTTAATAAAAGGAATTTTAACATCATAGTTTGTTACATACTCTGTTTCTCCATTATTAAAACCCAAACAAGAATTTATAGAGTAATTATGTGCTCCTCCATAAATATCATCATCTTCAACGCTAATTGTTTTTATATCACTAGGATATACTAAATAGTCTAATTCTTTAATCATTTTCTTTTAATATTTTATCAATCCAAGTAGTAGAAGAATAAATATTTAATAAATCAGGATTTTTATCCTTATTCATATCTTTATAAGCTCTTTCTGTAAAACTTGACAATAATATAAAGTCTTTAGAAGGATTATCTTCTGCTATCTTATATAAATGTCTAATAAAAGATCTTAACATATCATTTCCAATAGACATTCCTCCCCAATCAAACATAAAAATACTAAAACTTTCTTCGAATGCTTTTGGAGAATCAAATATTGTTATATTATTAAAAGTAATTCCTGAATAATCAAATTCATTTTTAAAATATTTAATCCAATCTTCTTCTCCTTCATCACAAAATACAACAGTTTTTGCATTAATTTGCATTTGTTTTATAATTGGTTCTATTAATTTATATATTTCTTTCATTTTATAATCTAAATAATAAATCAGAAGCTACTGCCTCTCTTTTTATATTAGAAGTCTCAACCCCTGCTAAAACAGCTGTTAATTCTTCTTCATTAATTTCTATGTAATCTGAACCAGCACTACTAGTGTTAAACCAGCTTTCTTCGTTGGAATTTTTGATTATTAATGTAAAAATCTCCACAATTTTATCTGGTTCAAGTCTCAGAACCCTACCCTTTCTCTGAGTCTTTTGAATTTTAGATGAGGTATTACAAAGTATAACTGCTAGATTTAAACCAGGACAATCAACTCCTTCATCCATACTTTTTGCAGTATGAATAACTCCTGTTGATAATTTAGAAAACTCTTGAAGAGTTAATCTATTTTTCTTTTTAGTATTACCAGAATGTACAACATAACCTCCGCCAATTTTCTCGGCTTGAGCTATTGTTGCACTAAATGTAATTGCTTTACTAAAAGGTCTAGCAGCTAAGATTTGTCTAGTAATTTCTACTTTCTTTGGATGATTCATTACGAAATTCTTTCTAGCTTTCATCGCTCTTGCAAACGTAAAAGTTATTGCATCAATTTCTCCAGAAGCCATTCCCATCTTCTTTGCATAAGTTCTTCTATAAATAATGTTGGTCATACAAGACATTGCTGAATTGAAATCAAAATTAAACATACTAAAAGAACTTTGAAATTCTTGATTAGCTTGTCTATATACTTCAATATCGTCTACTTCTAATATAACTTTATATTCTTTATAAGGAGATAACCATTTATTCTCAATTGCTTCTTGAATTGTAATTATATCACAAACAGGACAATATTGATTTAAAAGTTCATGTCGACCATCTAATCTATCAAAAGTTGCAGATAAACCTAGTACAATACTAGGATCTCTATTTTTGAAGACTTCGAAAAACGTAGGTCCCGGAATTCGATGGCACTCATCCAGAATCAAGAAATCTATCTTTTCCTCAACCTTTGCAGCAGAATTTATAATTTCTACTTGAACATCGTGAAAAATTCCAACTTTTGCAAGTTCTTGCATCCATTGAATTTTCAGATGTTCAGTAGGAACTACTACTACTATTTTTTTGTTTTGATTTTTAGTAAGAAAACCTTTTATAGCTATTATAGCTGTTCTTGTTTTGCCAACCTTACCCACTATAGCTTTCGCTACTAACAATTTCTGTTAAATCCTTCTAAATAGGTGCGAAGATCCACAATTTTTGTTAT